CTGCCATCCGATTTAGGGGGTGATGATACCGGATTCATCTTACCAGCCCTTAAAACAAAAATTCATGTTTGCGATGTTGATCTAACCGTAGGGGTTGCTGACGGAATGCTTTTCCGCATCCCGGATCAATCGGCAACAGACATCCATGCTGAAAAAAAGTTGACGGTTGGCGAGCGCGTATCGCGGTCTGCTGAAATCGCCAATAACCACAATGGCGCTGTTATAGTCTGGTGCGAACGTGACGACGAAAGTGACGCGTTGAGAAAGGCAATCCCCGATGCCATTGAAGTCAAAGGCTCGATGGATATGGATGCCAAGGAATCGGCGCTTGATGCCTTCGCTACTGGCCATCGTCGGGTCATAGTTACCAAGGCGCGGATTGCCGGGTTTGGCCTCAATTGGCAACATGCTCGCTGCCAAGTGTTTTCCAGTATTTCGCACTCATACGAACGCTATTATCAGGCTGTGCGCCGGTCGTGGCGTTTTGGGCAGACCGAAGAAGTCACGGCGCATATCGTCATTGCTGAGACTGAAATGACAATTTGGCGCAACGTCCAGCGTAAAGCCGCAGATCACGACCGCATGAAAATCGCAATGGCTACAGCTATGCGGGGCGCGCAGATAGAGCGTGCGCGCCTTGCTTATACCCGTGCACCTGAAATTACCCTTCCCTCATTTATCGGAGCGACAAAATGACACCAGAATATCAAGGCCAGTCATGGGGCCTATACAATGCCGATTGTATCGAAGTGCTGGCAGGGTTGCCGGAAGGGCTGATTGATCTGGCGATTTTTTCCCCGCCGTTTTCAGATCTTTTTGTTTACTCGGACAGCGAACGTGATATGGGAAACTGTGCCTCGCATGATGAATTTATGGCGCACTATCGTTTTTTTGCGGAGAACCTTTTCCGCGCCATGAAGCCGGGCAGGATCACATGCGTTCACTGCACCGACCTACCATCACGGAAGGGTAAAGATGGTTTTATCGGCCTGCACGACTTCTCGGGGGATCTGATACAGGCCCACCAGGACGCGGGATTTGTCTATCACGCGCGGTGCACGATCTGGAAAGACCCGGTTGTTGAAATGCAGCGCACCAAAGCCCTCGGCTTGCTTTACAAACAGTTGAAAAAAGACAGCGCCATGAGCAGGGTTGGAATGCCAGACTATATGCTGTTTTTCCGCAAGGACGAGGCAAACCCGGACCCTATCACGCACCACCCAGATGATCTGCCCGTTGGGATGTGGCAGGAACTGGCATCGCCCGTCTGGATGACAGTGCAGCAGGGACGCGTTCTTAACGGTCGCCTTGCGCGTGGGGATGAAGATGAAAAGCATATATGCCCGTTACAGCTCGACGTGATTGAGCGATGCCTCACGCTATATTCAAACCCCGGCGATTTGGTTTTAGACCCATTCAATGGCATCGGGTCAACCGGCTTTCAGGCTTTGAAGATGGGCCGAAAATACCTCGGTGTTGAGCTTAAACCCGAATATGCGAAGCAAGCTGCAAAATTTTTGAACGAGGCCGAAGCAAGCCAGAGAACGCTATTTAGCGAAGTGGCGGCAGAGTAACCATGGACGCGGTTGAAGCCCTCGCCAACGCCCTCATTGGCCTTGTGGTGTCATACTGCGCCACATGGCTAGTGCTTGGCTACAGCGCCGCCTCAAGCGCAGGCGTGACGGCCATGTTCTTCGCGCTGTCATTCACGCGGGCTTGGATAATTCGCGGCGTGTTCCGGAGCATGGAATGAAAGTCGATTTCACCATTCCCGGCAAGCCATACGCCAAAAAGCGCCCCCGATTCAGCCGCAAGAATGGCCGTGCCTTCGACCCGAAGGAAAACGGCACATTTGAAAACACCGTTGCCAGCATTGCCTTGCCGCATTTCCAGAAGCCTCTGGGTGGTCCCGTCCGCCTTGATATTCGCGTCACGTTCGGCGTCCCGGCCTCGCTGTCCAAGAAGAAAGCCGCCGAACGTCTGCACCGTCCGCACACGCAAAAGCCCGACACCGACAACCTCGCAAAAGCCATCGCCGACGGGCTGAACCGCATCGCATGGGCCGACGACAGCCAAGTCTATGAACTGTCCGTGCGCAAGATCTGGGGCCTCTCCGACGCAACTCATGTCACGGTGGAGGCGGTATGAGAAAGCCCGTTCAGTGGGGAGATGCTGCGAAGATCAGGGGCGCACTTGCCGCTGACGGGTGGCTTTCGCCAGATACATACAGCAAGCATTTTGCGCCCATTATCTCCGGCGCTGGCGTCTATTTGTTCCTGCTCACAGATGCCGAAGCGTTTGACCGGGCAATCGTGGCCTATGTAGGCATGTCGGTTAGGTTGTCGCAGAGGCTTTCAGCGCACCCGGTTCTCAGGGAACTGCAAACGCCAGGATATTGGACGCAGCGAATGTTCAAGCCTGTCCAGCGCGGGCTGGTTCGCGAAACTGAACGCCAATATATCGCCAGTTTTGACCCGCCTTGGAACGTGCAGGGCCGGGTTCGCGGGGTGGCGCTGTAATGGCCGAGCCTTGGATGAAGTTTTATACGAGCGACTGGCGCGCTGACCCGCGCCTAAAAATGTGCAGTCCCGCCGCTCGGGGCATGTGGATCGAAATGATCTGCCTGATGCACGAGGCAACTCCCTACGGCCAACTCCTTATTCATGGGCAGTCACCGAATGTAGCGCAACTTGCGTCACTGACTGGCATCCAAGTCGCAGAGTGCAGCGATTTAGTCGCTGAACTTGAGCGAAATGGCGTGTTCAGCAGGACGAGGGAGGGCGTGATCTACTCGCGTAAACTGGTTCGCATGGAAGCTAAGGCCGCTTTAGCGCGGAAGGTAGGGAAACTGGGCGGAAATCCAGCCCTTTGTAAAGACACAATAAATAGTGCGTCGGTTAACCATAAGGATAACAGTGGCCTTATTCCCAGAGAACCAGAAGCCAGAAACCAGAATATATCTCCTAGCGGAGATACAGGCGAATTAGCCGAGGCGGTCAAATACTACAACGAAACCGCAGCGCAAACCGGGTGGCCTGGCGTTGAGCGCATGTCAAAGCCTCGCTTCTCGGCTCTCATGGCTAGGCTCAAGGACATCGGTGGGATTGACGGGTGGCGCACTGCGATAGACCGCGCTGCCGCGTCTGACTTCCTGTGCGGCAGGACTGGTGGAGGGCGCGGGCCTTTCTCGGCCAGCTTCGACTTCCTCACGAAATCGCAGAACTTCACAAAACTCATGGAGGGGAATTATGACAACCGTTCCAGCCGTGGCGCACCCGCGTCTAGTGCATTTGACGAAATCCTTGCCGCCGCCAGAGCTAGATAAGCACCGGGCGATGGTGGGTCTCCGCCTGGAGGTGCTGGTGCGCAAGACGGACAAATTCGGGTGGGACCGAATGGACCCAAACGTCCGCACCATTCTGCGCAAGGACTGGATGGATGCGCTGCAAGACTTCACCGTCGAGGAGATTGACGAAGCCTGCCGCGAGGCTATCAGGGCCAACCCCGACAAATGCCCGAATGAGGGCCATATCCGGCAAATCATCATTCGAGAGCGTTCGTCAATTCGCGCCGCGCTTCCGAAGCCAGAGGTTCACCAGTTTGTTGCAACTGAAATCCCGGTCGAGGACCGGCGCGCCGTTGTGGCTGAAATTCTCGGGAGGGTAGGCAAATGAGCATTGAGGCCCAGTATTTCTGGCTCCAGCCTGACGAGGTGGCCGAGGCCCGCGCGCTTTGGAGAAACTGCGTTGATACTCAGATTTTCGGCATCATCTCGGAATTGGCACAGGCGACCAATTATTCAATCGACGACCTGACAGGGCCAGCACGAGGCCACGATTTATCCCGCGCCAGAATGCTCGGATATTCGATTTGCCGCAATCGAGGCTACTCGCTGCCGCAGATCGCCAGAGCATTCAACCGCGACCACACAACGATAATGCACGGGCTACGTGTTCACGAGGCAGAAAAATGAGCTACATCACCGCACAATTCGGACGCCCCGTCGCCAAGCCTCGGCCAGACCGCCCCAAAGGCAAGCCGCTCACAGAAGCTGAACTGGCCGCAAGATGGATGGCGCTGTGTGCCAAGGAAGGGCGCATTTCAAAGCCAAAGGTCAAGGCTGACCCAAAGAAGGTCAGCGGCCAAATGGTTCACCGGGTCCGCAACGGCCTCAGCGATACGCCGAGAAGCGTGGCCGAAATCTCTAGGCGGCTCGTGATTTCAGAGGGAAGTATTCACAGCGCCCTTGTCATCCTGAAAGACGAGGGCGCGGCCAAATATGAAATCGAGAAATGCACCACAGGCAACGGCAATCGCCGCATGTGGAGCCTTGCATGACGCCAGCCAAAATCACCGCCAACCTCATCGACGCAAACACCGCGCTGCGCATCAGCAACCGCCACATGCGGATAGATCGCGACAACGCGGTGCTGCGGCTACAGGTCAGCAAGCTCCAGCGGTTGGTGGACAGGCTACAGCGCCAACTCAGCGCAATTCCGAAGGTACAGGCAGATGGGATTTTCAAATGAGCAAGCGCAAGCCCAAATATCAGCAACGCATTGTCAAAGGCAAACCCGTCAGCCTAGCCCCATCACCGTGGGATATGGGAGCCACAGGGCCAGCAAACCGCGTCGGGCTGGAAATCGAGGACGCCGCAGACATCGACCCGGAAACAGGCGAGGTCCGCAACCCAAACGGCGTCTTGCGCGCCCGCCGCGTTGATATGCTCGGCGTCTGGCATCGCAGAGGCTGGATAACCACCGCAGGCTTCAATGCTGCCGAAAGGCTGCGTGACGCATTCGAGGCAACGCAACGCGCCCCCGGCTGGCCCGACAACGACAGGGTGCAATCATCCCCAAAGCCGGATCACGCCGTCACCATCCAGATCGACAGGCTGAGCAAGTACCACATGATTGCCCGCCTCATTGTCGCAGATGACATGCAGATCATCACCGCATGCGTTCTGGATCGTGGAGGCCCCGACAGGGTGCGTGACAGGCTCGGGCGCAGGGTATATGTGGGTGAAACCATCAAGGCAGGTTACAAGCACCTGGGCGAGGCTCTGGAGCGGTTGGCAAGGGCAATGGGGGCGTGATAAAAAAAGTGAATTATATACTTGACTCCCCATTGTGGATAGGGTAGATATCTACCACAGGCAGGACGCACCTGCCCGGAACAAGGAGTTACAACATGGACGTTCGCTTCACTCTCTCTGACACTGCCTTTGAGGTCCTGCGTGATTTTTGCGCTGCCAACCTGAAAGCCGACCTTGATGCTACGCGCTACGCCGAAGGTCTTGTTTCGGAGTGTGAAAACTGGGAAGGCAATGTGATCTTTGAAATTCGGGGATTCCACACGGCCTCTGGCAATCCAGCTACGATTAGCTTCAACCACAGCACGGACTTTGATTATTCAGAACTGGACGCCTGATCCATGAGCAAGTCCACGATCAGCACGTTTGAGTTGCCCCAAATGTTCCCGGACGCCGAAAGCGCTCGGGCCTACTTTGAGCAAAAGCGGTGGCCCGAAGGGGCCATCTGCCCGGCCTGCAATGAGGCCAAGCGCATTCGCGCCCGCAAGGACGGCTTTTATCGCTGCAACGCCTGCCTCAATGATTTCACGGTGCGGACGGGCACGATTTTTGAACGCTCCAAGGTGCCGCTGCACAAGTGGCTTTGCGCCATGTATCTGTCGCTTGCGGCCCTCAAGGGCATCAGCAGCCTACAACTGGCCAAGCAGATCGGTGTCACCCAAAAGACTGCTTGGTTTATGCTGCAACGCCTGCGTGAGGCTTGCGGCAACGATCCG